CTTACCAACTGCGGTATTGTTAGATGCTGTAGTATTAGCAAATAGGGCATCTTGACCAACTGCTACGTTAGAACCACCAGTTGTATTTGTATATAAACTATTTAAACCAAAAGCTGAATTACTAGCACCTGTGGTGTTTGCTACTAAAGCAGAATAACCAACAGCAACATTATTATCACCCGTAGTAATCGCAGTACCTGCTTCATCGCCTACGACAGTATTATAATTACCACCGCTTGCAATGCTGTTACCTGCGTTGACACCTAGCGTAAGGTTGCTTGTTCCTGCACTTTCAGTGCTTAAAGTAGCGTTAACACTACCTACGCCAAGATGAACTCCAGAGGCTGTGGTGGCTAGTTTGACGGCGTTGTTGTAGTAGGCTGTTACTGCTCCATTAGCATCGCCATGCAGTATTTGCTCTGAGTTAGCGGTGTTCAGTACGCGGAAACTGTCTGACCTTAAAATCAAAGAGCCTGTGGTGCTTGTAAGGTAGCTATTACCTCCTGCGTGGGAGATAGATAAATCATCAGAATCTCCAAACGTAGCCGCGTCAGAATCGCCCAATGCTATGCCACCGTTGGCTGTGATTTCAGTAGTGAAGGTAGCCGCACCATCTACTTGCAACGTACTCGCCATATCCACAGCACCATCAATGTCCACGACATCAAGGTTAGTCGTGCCGTCTACGTCTAAATCGCCATTAAAGTCTACGTTGCCTGTGACAGCTAGAGTGCTTGCCATTGTTACAGCACCTGCAGGATTAGTGCCTAGCTCAACAATAGCGCCTGAGTTGTTCTCAGTATACAGTCGTTTGTCAACTACGTTTACCGCTAGTTCACCTTGTACAAGATCACTTGCTGAAGGTGCGCTACCTGCTGTGGAGCTATTTTTAGTTACAATTTTTGTTGCCATAGTTATATACCTTTAGTATGTTCCACCTAGTAGCGTACCGGAAGTCATGTTGTCTGCGTTTAAAGTTGAGTTGGATTGTAAAGCTGAGTCTGCCTTTGTGCCTTGGGCTGCTGTAGCATAAGCTGAGGCTGCTGTAGTAGCAACATCTCCTAAGCCCAATGTAGTCCTAGCTGCACCTGCGTTAGCATCATCTATTAGCGTAGCACCATAGGTAGACACGGTAGATGCTACTAAAGCATTGTCTGCCTTTGTGCCTTGCGCTGCTGTAGCATATGCACTAGCTGCTGTAGTTGCTGCTGTACCTAAGCCTAAAGTGCTTCTGGCTGCTGCTGCATCTGCGTCATCTATTAATGTAGCGCCATAGGAAGACACTGTGGAAGCTACTAAAGCATTGTCTGCCTTAGTTCCCTGAGCTGCCGTAGCATATGCATTAGCTGCTGTTGTGGCTACTGTACCTAGACCCAATGTAGTCCTAGCTGCTCCGGCATTTGCGTCATCTATTAACGTAGCACCAAAAGATGATACAGTAGAAGCTACTAAAGCATTATCTGCTTTGGTTCCCTGAGCTGCTGTAGCATATGCACTAGCCGCTGTTGTGGCTACTGTACCTAAGCCTAAAGTGCTTCTGGCTGCGGCAGCATCTGCATCGTCTACAAGCGTAGCTCCGTAAGATGAGACGGTAGATGCTACTAAAGCATTATCTGCCTTAGTTCCCTGAGCTGCCGTAGCATATGCATTAGCGGCTGTAGTTGCTGCTGTGCCTAAACCTAAGTTACTACGTGCTGTAGATGCACTTGCTAAATCAGAAAGATTATTAGCTTTAAGTGCAGCATTAGCCAATGTACTAGAAGCGTCAGAGGCGCTGCTTGCGGCTGCTGTGGCTGAGTTAGCAGAAGCAGTAGCAGAATTAGCTGATGCTGTAGCTGAGTTTGCTGATGCCGTAGCTGAGTTAGCTGAGGCTGTAGCAGAGTTGCTTGAATTAGTTGCGGAAGTACTAGCTTCAGAAGCTTTGCTTGTGGAAGTACTTGCGGAAGTGCTAGAGCTTGATGCACTAGCGGCTGCTTCACTTGCTTTCGTAGTAGCTATGACAGCCTGTTCTGTAACTGCGGATACTGTAGCGTCTGTGTTAGAATCACCTGCACCACCGTTACCTCTGAATATAGCCATTAATAGCTCCTAAGAAAACAAAAGAAAAGGAAGGAGGGACTCCTAAGAATCCCCCCTAGTTTGTTACTTAGCCATTTACAGCTAGAACAAGACCTGCTTCTGGACGTAGTACTTGAGTACCGTACAGAGTGTCAGCAGTATAAAGAGTACCTAACCACTCTTGCTTGTACTGAGTCTGAGAACGAATAGCTTGTTGCTCTGCTAGAACCATTGCGTCTTTGTGGAACAACATAGCACCTTTAATGTCACCACCTGCTGAGTTATCAGAAGCGCTTTCAATAATAGGGACGTTGCTAGAAACAAATACGTCAATGCCATATAGGTTGCCAATCTGACCGTTCTTAACACCGCGTCCATCTACAAAATCAGAAGACATGTAACGATCAATGCCCATGATAGTGTTACGCAATGAAGGAGGTACAACAAAGCTACGTCCGTCCATTGGGGTGTCTGCATCGTCAAGAACCTGAATAGCAGCACGGAAACCTGCGTCAGTGAATACGTCACCGGCAGCTACAGTGTCAACTGCATAAGCAGTAAGACCAGTAGAAGCATCAAAGAAACGACAGTTGCTGTGAACATAGTCAGAACCAGAACCGTTGTCATCTCCAAACTTCTTACCTAAAGCAAACAAGTCATCATCTACTTGCTTGGCTAGGCCATAACCTGCATCGCCTGTGTAGAACTGACGGAGAGAAGCTAAAGCTTGTACTTCAGTAATGTCTTCAATGATACGAGAGAACTCAAAGTGCTTGTCAATGTTTACAAGGACTTCAGACTCAACATTCATCTGTACAGTTACAGCAGTGTTAGCTGCCTTAGCAGTAGCAACGCCACGTACAGGCTTAGGGATATGAATAGTATCGCCTTTCTTGCCTGTCATGCTCATTTTTTTAACAAGGTTAGCTAGAGTTAAATTTTGCTTGTATGCAGCAATAACTTCGTCACTCCAAATTTCTGGAATAAACTTAGCTGCGCTAGTGTTGTCTACGAAACCGCCTGTGGCGGGATATACTGATGTTGCCATGATAATACTTCCTTAAAGAGTTTAGTTTCGGACTCTTCCTTCTTGATATGCTTGCATGATTTCATCACTTAAAGCTAAGTATCTTTCAGGGTTGTCCTGCATAAGTTTAATAATGTCTGAACGCCTGTAGACTTTTCGCTTTGCCGCTTCACCACTGCCTTTGGCGTTACCTGTAGAGGCTGCCTTAACTGCGGTTTTACGACTAGCTTTTTCATTAGCAGCTGATTGAGTTACTACTTGCTTACGTTCTTTCCAGTTAGTGAAAAGCTCGTCAGCAGCTTCGTAATCATATTGTGCATCTGCTTGTGCAAAAAGCTGTGTACGAATTTTTGACGCTTTGATCCAATCAACAAATTTAGAGTCCGTCAAAATAGCTTGCATGTCAGGGTGTTTTTCTTGTAGCTGACCTTGGGCTGTTGACTGTCTATACTGCTGAGTTACTGCTTCAGCTTGTTTAATTGAAGGGTGGTTTCTAATTGCTTTTTCCACCGCCTTATCTGGATCACTAAAAAAATCTACGTCTTCTTCAGGTTCGGGACTTGTTTGTGTTGTGGTGTCGAGTTGTGTCTGAATATAATTATCAACAACTGAACGTAATTCCCCTACTTCACTACTTTGTCTCCCAAGTAACTTTTCAGCTTCTTGGTGCATCCTTACAATTTCAGTAGTTGACTTTCCTTTGTACTTTTCAGGAATTTCGTCTTCTTTAGGAGTTTCCTGATTTACAGGTTCCTGTGTAAGTTGACTTTTTGTTGTTTCGTTGTTAATTTCTTTTTCTTCTTGACGCTCGTCGTGTAGTGTTGCCATTATTAAACTCCGTGAGTAATCTCATTATGGAGGTGTATTATACAAAGCTTCTAAATTAAGAGTTGGCCTTGCGTTCTAGTTGTAGTTTTTGCTCTCTGTTCTTCATCCATTTTCTAGTGGCGCTTTCAAAGTCACCGGAAATAGGATCAAGTTTTGATCGCACAGCACTTACAATTCTGTTTGCTTTTTTGTCGCAGTCTAAACAAGAAATATGGGTACACTCAGAATCAGTGTACCTTTCATTTGTATGTCCATCTTCACAGCGAAACTCATAGATGGCTCTCATTACTCTTCTTCTTCTAACTCTGCTGCTTCAATACTTTCTTCTGCTGCAACTATTTGCTGCTCTAAATTTATAATGCTTGCGATAATGGACATTTGCCCCTTACGGAAGTACATGTCGTTTGCATCTTTAGTAGCTTCAATAGAATTAATATTCATAGCGTTGTTTGTTAGGTCTTGTGTTAAAAGTTTAAAACCTTCGCTTGCAAACAGGCCACGATATGTGTTATAATATTCTTCAAGTTCTTTATCTTTCATTTACTGTTTCTCCATAAGGACAGTTGTTAAGGTAGTTACTCTACATATTATATCATATTATAAAGTAAAAGTCAAGCTATTTTTTTACTGTTTTCTTTGCTTTTTTAAAAGCTTTTGCTGTTGGTGCGCCTTTAGCTCCTGCCTTACGCATTGTTTCCTTGCTACCTGCAGCTATTCTTTTACGTTTTGCGTGGATGTTGTCGTATAGTCCTTTAGCCATTTTATTTACCTTTTGCTTTACTTTTAGCCTTTGTAGATAAATCTTTAAAGTGAAAAAGTTTTGCACTTGTCTTAGTATGAGACTTATTGGTATGGAAAGTACCGTCAGCCATTTTATGACTAGACCCTGTATGCACTGTACCATCTTTTTTATAATGCTTAACGCCTTTCATCTTCCTTCTCCTTCTTAGGTTTTTTAAAAATAGCATCGTAGTTTTCTGAAAACTTCTTTGGATCAGTTTTTCTAGGAGTGCTACCTTTACCACCGTGAGTCTGTCCTTTCATTTCCCTCTGCTCTTCTTACTCTTCAGTACGCGTTGTCCTCGCTTTGGTAATGAAACTGTATTCTTTTTTTTCTTTGGTGGTTTACTTCCGTACATAACTATCTCCTAGACTGAGCGCCAGAACATCTCCAACGCTTGCGTGATAAATTGTTAGGGGTGTTAGGGTCGTTCTGTTTATCTTTAGAAACACCCTTCTTAATACCAAGGCTTCTAGCACAGTATGCATCACCTTTAGATGTACCTGCTTTTACCCTTGGGCCACCACCACTAGCGTTACCTGATTGTCCGTAGCTTACCTTCTTACCTCCAGATGTAATTTTAACCTTAGCCTTACCTTTTGCCGGAGTAGTCCTAGACATTGCTATTAGCTCCTTCCTTAACAGCTATTTCTCTTTCTTTAAGCATTTGTTTAGACATTTCAATACGCTTCTGGAACTCTTTATCATCAGCGTCACCTGCTCTTAGGTTAGTTGTTACAGCTTTAATCCTGTCAATTTCAAGCTCCTGTGGTATAACCTGTGCTTCAACTGTCAACTTCTGTGACCTTGCTACTGACTCTTGTGCTTGGCCGTTAAGCGCGGCAGTTTGGGAAGCTTGGAAAGCCAACTGTGCTTGCTGTGCTGCTTGTTCAGCCTGTTGTGCAGCTTGTTGTGCTTCAGGATTAGGAGTATTGGCTTGCTCAAGTGTTCTAATAAGCTCTTCACGATTAGATAGGTTCATGTTATCAATGATAGACATAACTAGCTTAGGATACATGGGAGTATCAGGAGACATGGTTTGTAGCAACTGGACTAGCTGAGTTACTTCGTACTCACGCGCAATAATACCTAGTGAACTAGAGGTGTGGAACTTGTAATCAGCTACCGGATACATTTCAGGCTCAAACTGCATGTAACGCCAAGCTGCTTTGGTAACAAAAGGAATAATAAAAGATTCTTGGAAGTTAATTAAAGTACGCTTGTGTCTCTTAATAATAGCACCAAGGGACATAGAGATACCTGCAGCTGTAGCTTCTCCATTAACACCACCGGATATACCGCCAGAATCAACAGCGCCTGTAGATGTTTGTACCATTGTTTGCAAGGCTGCTGCTTGTGCAAAAGTAATCTGATTAACATTACCAAAGTTAAACGGCTGTAGTATTTCAGAAGGATTACCGTTAGTTAGTATGGTTTTTCCGGGCTGTATGGAAGGTTTAGCACCTCTAGGCATACGTGAGGCATCCATTGCCATCATAGGGTGTATAGTAAGTGCAAGAGCGTCTATTCTAGCTCGTATTTCAGTGTCTAACGCCTTTTGAGAGTTATACCCTTTCTCACA